GTCACGATGCGATGCAGGACCAGGCAGATCAGGAACCCATGGAAGCCACTGCGGAAGCCGGTCAGAAAATGATCGATGAAATTGTCAAACAGGTTTCTCAATACGTGTCAGGCATGATCGACGGAACAAATACAGTTGAAATTCAATTAGCGACTGGTGGTATTACTAAGTTTAATAGTAGCGGAATAGCTATAGTTAACAATTGGAACACTCAACAAATCAAAGTTGTAGCAAGTGCTAGTGCGACTGTAGGTGCGGTTTCTAAATACAGTACAGGATGGGTAACGTCAGACGGTACTACATCCGTAGCTAACGCAAATGAGCTAACTTTTACACACAATCTAGGCACGGATGATATAGTTTACAGATTATATATATCTAACGCCGCAGAAACTGTTATTAATTCCGTGAACTCATGGAGGGATGGTAGTACTGATTATGGTTTTCAAGTCACAGATGTCACCACGACTGAAATAAGTATTAAACTAGCGGAGGAGGGGGGTGCCTTAATAACTGGAACTCCACCTGTAGGTTCTTACACAGATACTTTTACTTGGGGTTCTGGGCTTGCTGAAAAACTTAAAGTAGTTGTAATAGGATGATCGACTCCCTCTCTAGCTTTCTTAACACCGCTCTTGTCATTGCACTGAGTGTGATCGGGTGGATTATTAAACGTGTTATCGAACGATTAGACATTGGTGATAAACGACTTACAAAGATAGAGGTGGAGTTAGCTGCACAGAGAGAAAGAGATGCTGCTGTTGAAAGTAGGATCGGTAAAGTAGAACAAGCTATCAACGAGATGCACGGTAAGCTGGATCGTATGATGGAAATATTAATGAGGAAGTAACCATGCCAAAAGGATTATACGCAAACATTAACAGAAGAAAGAAGCTGGGCATTAGCCGTAGCAAGAAGAAGTCAACGATTACGCCAAAGGCTTACGCTAATATGAAGCGTGGGTTTAAGAAGAAGTGAGCGTATCGTTGTCCATAGGCAGAGGTGAGAAAAGCAAGAAAGGCGGACTCACTGCTAAAGGTAGACGGAAGTACAATAGAGCGACTGGTTCTAAGTTGAAAGCCCCACAGCCCGGAGGTGGTCCACGTAAGCGTTCCTTCTGTGCTCGTATGTCTGGAGTAAAGGGACCAATGAAAGACAGTAAAGGTCGTCCTACTCGTAAAGCTTTGGCGTTGCGTAGGTGGAGGTGTTGATATGCCGTTACGTCCTGTAGTTCGACCTCATCCTTTATCGTTTCAACAACGAACGGTTGCTGCTGCATCTGCTGCTCAAGCAAAAGAGAATGAAGAGAAATCAGTAGAGTTGGAAGGTAAAGTAACTACTCTTGAGAGTGATCCATTCTTTGTTACTGTAGATGGTGGAGGAGCAGTAGTAGAAGCAGATATAGATACTTTTGACGGAGGATCACCTGATGCCTAGTTTTACAAAACGCATACAATTACGTAGAGGAACGTCTAGCGAGTGGACAACTGAGAACCCAATATTACTTGAAGGAGAGCTGGGAATCGAATTAGACTCAGCTAGGAACAGAATTAAGATTGGAGACGGGACGACCGCTTGGAACTCTTTGCCGTATTTCTTGGACGCTCGTGAAGAGGAGGTAGGTGATTACCAAGACTTCCTTGATGCCTTGACCGCTCCGTAATTACAGTTATAACACCAAGGGATGAGCAGTCTACTTACACAACTCGGTCAGAAGATTAAAGCCAAGCTTGATAACAAGTTTGATAAGACTGGAGGTTTGATTAGTGGATCGGTAAATATATCACAATCTCTACAAATTGGATCATATTTAGCTAACAGTTTACCAGAAGCAGGTACATCAGGACGTATTATATATGTCAGTGATGGAGACGGTAGTGGTGGTCCTTGTATAGCTGTTGACGATGGAACTGAGTGGAAAATTGTAGAGCTTGGCGGTGCGGTACCTACTGCTACTCATATACTTGCGGAAGACGGAGACAGCTTAACTACTGAGGCTGGAGCTATTTTAATCACCGAGGTATCTTGACAGATATAAGCTCCGCTAATACATTTATTAACACAACTAACCCACAACAGAAAGTATATATATTATGTCTAGTTTGCTTACCCAATTGGGTCAAAAAACAAAAGTAGAGCTTGATAAGAAGCTTGCCCTCGCAGGTGGAACAATGACTGGGGCTTTGACCCTTTCAGGTGCTCCAACTGCTTCCCTTCACGCCGCTACCAAAGCTTATGTAGATACTGCTTCTGATACTTCAGCTCTTCAGTCCGAACTCGACGCTACTCAAGCTGGTGCAGGTCTTGGATCAGGTGGTGCTTATACCGCTAACGGTTCAGCCAACTACATCAGCTCGGTAACAACTCTGCAAGCAGCTGACAACGCTCTTGACGCACAGATCAAAACAAATGCTGACGCTATCGCTTCTAACGATTCTGACATTTCTACCTTACAATCTAACGTAAGTAGCAATGACTCAGACATCAGCTCACTTCAATCTGACGTTTCATCTGCTCAGTCTGACATCACTACTCTTCAATCGAACGTAAGCTCGAATGATTCGGACATCAGCACTCTTCAAAGCAACGTATCCAGCAACGACACTGACATCTCCAATCTGCAAACTCAAGCTGGTTCCCTCGCTTCTGACGGTAACTCTGCTTCGTTCAGTGGAAACATCAGTGCTGCTAATGCTACATTCAGCGGTAACTTGACTGTTAATGGTACGACCACTTCGATCAACACCACTAACATCGACGTTACTGACTCCTTGATGAACCTTTCTAAAGGTGCAGCTTCCGGTACTAACGCTTCTAATGACGGTGGTTTCATCGTTGAGCGTGGTTCTTCCGAAAGCAATGTAGCTTTTATCTGGGACGAAGGAGATGACAAGTTCAAGGTTCTTTCAACCTCCGCAACTGCTGCCGCTACTGACGTATCCAGCACGGACGGCTCTGCTACTCTAGCTGATCTTGACGCTAACCTCTACCACAACGGAACTGAATTAGGAACCGTTGCTGAGTTCGAGTCTGCTTTAACCTAAGATTTAGCTCATCCATCATTAAGGGTCGCCTCTGCGTAGCGGGGGCGGCTCTTTTTGTTTACAAAGATAACAACCACTAGTATGATAACATCATGCTTAGTCATAAAGAGGGGAGTAAACTGCACGATAAAATAGCAGGAGCGTACAGCCACAGCATTGATATGATGGAAGATATGGGGGAGTACAACGCTGCCCTACTCAATGGAGCCAGACAGTTCCTGAAAGATAACAATGTATTGATGGACAGTGGTGTGGGTACGCCTTTAGAAGCGTTAGATCATCAATTAAAAGCGTTACCATTTGAAGAAGAAGAACAACATCGAGATACCGCCCAAGCTACGGGACTTTAGAAACTTTCTATACTTAGTTTGGAAACACCTTAACCTCCCTGATCCTACCCCGCTTCAATACGACATAGCGGAGTACCTGCAACACGGTCCGAAGCGGTCTGTTATCATGGCGTTCCGGGGAGTAGGTAAGAGTTGGATAACATCTGCTTTTGTAGTACATCAGCTACTCCTGAATCCATCTAAGAACATACTTGTTGTATCAGCTAGTAAGAATAGATCGGATGACTTCTCTACCTTTACCCTTCGTATCATTCAAGAGATTCCCATCTTACAAGGATTAAAGCCATCAGAGAACCAACGATTCAGTAAGATAGCATTTGATGTTGGTCCTGCTCCAGCCTCTCACGCACCATCTGTTAAGTCTCTTGGTATATCGTCACAGCTCACAGGTTCTCGTGCAGACATCATCGTAGCAGACGACGTAGAGGTAGCTAACAACAGTGCCACTCAAGGAATGCGGGATAAACTGGATGAACAAGTAAAAGAGTTCGACGCTATCGTTAAACCACTCGACTCCTCCCGTATCATCTTTCTTGGTACTCCTCAATGTGAGGACAGTATATACAACAAACTGCGAGAGAGGGGCTACAAGAGCCGTATATGGCCTTCAGAGTATCCAGACGAGTCAGAAGCTACTAACAACTACGGAGGCGATCTAGCACCCCTTATAGCTGATAACATAGATGAAGACACGGTAGGTACTTCTACAGAACCCTTACGGTTCACAGATCTCGACTTAGAAGAACGGAAGATGAGCTACGGTCGTACTGGGTACGCTCTTCAGTTCATGTTGAATCCTAAGCTGTCTGATGCTGATAGATACCCACTAAAGATAAACGATCTGATAATATCTGATGTGGATGTAGACTTAGCTCCTGAAAAGATCGTGTGGTCGTCTGACCCGGATAACACAGATAGAGAACTACCTAATGTCGGATTGGCGGGGGATCGATTTAGGAGACCCTCTTCAACTGTTGGGGATATGATACCGTACAGCGGCTCTGTGTTATCTATTGACCCATCTGGACGCGGTAAGGACGAAACGGGGTACGCTGTAGTAAAGATGCTTAACGGACAGTTGTACGTCCCAGATGCTGGCGGTATACGAGGCGGTTACGACGAGAAGACCCTTAAACAGCTGGTAGCTATAGCAAAGGATAACAAAGTTAATAAGGTTGTTATAGAGTCTAACTTTGGAGACGGTATGTTCATGGAGCTGATTAAACCTCTGTTTAGAACAACTTACCCTGTAACCATAGAAGAAGTACGTCATAACAAACAAAAGGAACTTCGTATCGTCGATGTAATGGAACCTGTACTTAACGCTCATCGTCTAGTCATCGACCCTTCTGTTATAACAAATGATTACAGATCAGCTCTTAGCTATCCTATAGAACAACAAACCAGATATATGTTAATGTATCAGCTATCAAGGATAACAAGAGATAAGGGTAGCTTAGTACATGATGACCGTCTTGACGCTCTATCAATCGCTGTTGGTTATTGGACGCAGCAGATGGCTGCTAATGCAGACCAATCGATGGTTGATAGACAACAAGAACTATTACATAAAGAACTACAAGACTTCACTGATAGCTTCCATAAGCGTAATAACAAAGCTGTAGCTGTCACTTGGATGTAGCCCTCTTATCGTTATAACAAACCTTCTGTAGCTGTTATATAAGGTGATGACGTAGTTAGTTTAAATACACCTACTATAGCTGCTGTTTCTGTTGTAGGTTTATTTATAAACACACCTATCCTTAAAAACTTATTTAAAGATCGTTATCATCAATCTGTACGTTTTAGAGATGTTAGCGAAAGAACGGAGTATGAGCTAACTAATCAGATGAACTGATTGATCTGATGGAGCTGTAGCGTTTGTAATGTTTACCTTTGTTAAAAGGAGGAGCTACAAAATGTATCAGCTAATGTAACCTATGTTGATGCTATTGCTTATCTGCTTATCTATATTACCTATTAAGAATACCTATCGGTATGAGACGTCTTAAACGTCAGTTATGACGCCTATCTAAATCTCATTATTATACAATCTATCAGCCGGAGGGAACGTGTAAAGCATAAAAGTTAAAAGCGTAGTGTTTAAGCGGGGTACAGCGGGTGTCTCAAAACGGTCTCAATAACATCTCACATTTAACTAGTAAACAGCTTTGTTATAAAGTAGTATAGCTACAGTGATGAATATCAACGATCAAACAGATACATTCCAGTACGAACTAGCCAAGCTAGTGTATAGGTTCAAGAGCGAATACGACCTTAACGATTACACCATAGCCGGGTGTCTGGACTTCTGTAAGCTCTCTGTACTAACGGAGACAGATGATGTTATCTTTACTGGAGAATTAACGGAGGACACCGATGAAGAAGACCACACCGAAGACGACGAAGCTTTCCCTCATTTCTGACCTTCCGATCATTAAGATCGTCTCTGAAGAAGAAGAGATGCACGTTAAAATGGAACTGGAGATGGAAGACACAACCCACGATATGCTTGTTAAATGGGGCAAAGAAGTAGCGACTGATGAAGACTATGTAAGGATCGCTATAGACGCTGGAATACGGGAAGCTGTAGATGCCTTAAATAACAAGCAATAAGTAACACCTCAAAAGGTTTAGTTGGAAAAATCTGAACGGCTTACGCTATATACGCGCGCAAGTTTTTACCCCGTGTGTACCCGCAAGATTCTTATAGGGGAGGGGGATGTTGTTTTGTAAAAATATAATAAAAAGCTTTTGTACTTAACACCCTGTTTTCCATAAACCTCTGATTGGCGGACATTTACAGCAAACACGATTGTACTTATAATAAGCATTATGTCTAATTAGATCAGTTTTACACGAGTAAAGCACCTCAGTAAAGCTTGCCATTTGAAAGCTTGGTTATCGTATCAATAGATCATGATGCTTTGATGCGTCTTTGTACATTTTTGTTTCTTTTTTCGGGTTCTTCAATCGCTCGCAATCGCTCACACTTTACCATTAAAACGCTCACAATCGATCATTAGCAATCATTATAACATCGATTAGCAAACCTAATACGATTCAATATTTGCATTTTTATTTTGCAAGCTTGCGATATATCGTTCAAGGGTGCTTCTATGCTTTGCAATTAAGCGGGGCACAAAACCAATAAAATAGAATGAATAGACTAATAGATGAAGCGTGCAATCCTACAGGATTAGACTCATGGAATAATTATGCAGGTAAGTTGCCAGATCAAGACTTGTTTGTATTATTAGGTAGAAACCGAGACTCTGACCTTTTAAGCGAATCAAATTGGGATTCTGCGATTGAGCGATTAGGCGAGGAAAACATCGAGATTGTAAGATTCGGACATTGGGCCTGCGGTTGGATTGAATACCTTTGCATTCGTAAAGATAACACTCAATTCGATGAAGCTGAGGAAATCGAGTCAGAATTAGATGCCTATCCTGTATTAGATGAAGAAGATTACTCTAATCGGCAGCTCGATGAAGCTAATCGAGTTTGGAAAGAATATTACGATACCTCTGAACGCATTAGTCACATCAGAGAAAATCAGCACTTAGGTGACTTTAATGATTACTCTGACCTTTTTAATTGCGTAAAGGGTGAGTATTTTACAGGGTCACCTTGCGAATTAGGAATTAACTAAAAACCAAATACAGAATGAAAAACTACAAAGAATATATAGACTACTGCCAACGACTAGCAGAAGATATTAACGACTCTTATTCAGATGACATTGATGTAAATGATCGCATTCACGAAATCGCTGATGGTTGCCAATATGTTATCTATTACGCCAAAGCTTGGGATTTAGTAAATATGATGCGGGAATATAATCACGAGCGATTTATGGAAGCAGTGGAAGATGTAAGAGACAATGGCTTTGAGTTTGAGGGCGATATTAACGCTCACATAACTTGGATAGCTTTTTTCCTTATCCGTGATGGCATCCACTCAGCTTACCAACACATCGAAACGGAGGCGGCAGCATGAACAAAGAGCATTTACTGAGCAAAGCGAATAAATGCGATAGGAGCGAAGCGACTATGAAACAAACCATTAAAGACCATCTCCTCTCTTTCCTCATCCTTAACCTTTGCTTTGGCAGTTGGTGGATAATCCTCCTGCTTTGCCTAAGCTCATAAATACCTAAATCAAATACCTATTATCATGAAATTATATCAAGTCTCTTACATCGATAATGAAGATAACTGCACTTACAAGCTATTCGCCAACAAGCAAGAAGCACAAGCGTTTATTAAGAAAGATTGGTCTCAAGAATACGGGGAAATTGTCTCTGACAAACCGGAGGTTATAGAGCTTCCAAGCACACGCAAGGGGGACATTATCGCTTTCATAAATCAACTACATTATTAAAAACCTAACACCTGCCTCTTATCATGAAAACTAAAACCAAGAAATTAAAATACGAATACATATTTAACGAAATTATCGATAAAGTGATCCAAGAGGAACGCCAATACATTGATGAATGGGATTTACCTTGCAAAGGCTCTGACGCTGAGCGTAGACGCTATTGGGGACGCAATCAGAAAGAGTGCATTCATCACTTCTACACATTTAATTGCTTAGATGCTTGGAAAACCGAGCAGGAGATGCTAGATGACATTGGCTATAATCCGTTCTATATGGATGTCATTGAAGTTGTGACAGGCAGCCGCTTACCTTAACCGACAAACCTTACCTGACCGTGAAAATAAACCAACCAACCGACAACTCTCTTTATGTTACCATTGGCAACTTTACTTATTACTTTGACGATTCAATAGATGGTGAGTGCTATGTCAAAAGATGGCATAAGGATGACGATAATATAAATGACCCCGAACTTTTGCAGGAGACTGAAGACCAATGAGTGTTACCATCTACCTAACCGATCACAACGGACGAAAGGTTGCGTTCTTCTATCGAATCGATAGCGAGCGATATAACACCGCACCAAACATCCTATGGGCATGTAGAGGTCACGAATACAATGGAGTCTGTCACAGTAAAGAGGAAGCATTCGAAGCGTTCAAAGCTGTGTTAAAAGACATGAAGCAGAAAGACCAAAGCTTACCTGTTCGTATTTCACAAAATAACCGATCAACTTGTGAAAAAATTCCGTGTGACACTTGTGGGTTGACATCTCCAAAAATGGAGGCACAACTTACCTGTCCAGAATGTTTACTAACCGAGAAATAAATACTAAACCAAATACCTAAAATGAATACAGAACAACTTCTATTAATGTACAAATCTGTAATGCTTGATGGAATGTCTATTAAAGAGTTTCTCAATCGAATGATTAAGGCTTTTCCTGAAGAAAACATCGATTTCAAATCCTACTATAACTACATCCAATCAGAGCTATGATAACAATCGGAAAAGTAATCCATTGGAAGGGTGATCGTATTGACATTCTAACCAAGTGTAAGAACCAAAAAGAAGCGAGTTACATGTTTGATCTGTTTAATTGTATGCCTCCACCTATTCTTGATTTCATGTACAACGGAAACTTACCTAAGAAAAAATGGGATTTTGATGAGTGGAATGCTAAGTGGCAAAAAGGAATGATGAAACGACATGAAGAAACCGAGGTGCATGGCGAATCAATAGCTGACCAATACATTGACGACATGATGGATGAGCATATGAGACCGGACGAAGAAACAAATGACTGACAACTTAACCGACCACCAATTCTTACCTATGAACGACTTATGTGACGCTTCTTTAGAAGCTCTCATCCAACATTACCTGAATCTTAAGTATCGGATGCCTGATAACTTAACTGTCCGTGAAAGATTACTTGAGCTGGAGCGTGAACAATTCGACAGGGAGCGTGAAGCGGACGCTGAGAGCAAAGCGAACAACAGGGAGAAACAACAAACCAATACAACCAATGAATGAATTAACGAAAGAAACAAGCGTGTACTTTGATTTGCAAAGATTGATGTACGAAAAGGACGACCAGTTAGCTGACTACCACATTGAAATAGTTTGTGAGATACTAGCTAAGAACCTCGACAGAGTTAAGGAGATCGTGAACCAATGAGCGTACTTACCCTTGGAATGTTTGTTATAGCTGGCTTACTGATCTTTGCTTGGGCTTACGATATGTTATGAAAAGAGATGTGATACCAACAGGATTATTTACCCGAACGATACACGGCTATGATGAATGGCTTAACCGACACAACCCATACGATAATGAATACGATGAAGAACTTGAAGAACACCTTGAAGCGATGCGTAAAATGGACAACATCGATGAACAAAAAGACTACTGCGACGACCACCACCTCAAATACCGAGACATCGAAGCGTACCTGTGATGGTATCTTTTGGGAAGCTGAAGCAGACATCATACGAACCGAGTTATTAAGTGAACGAGACATACGCAGACTTTGAACCGACTGACTTACCTTTTGATTGGAGTGGTGTTCAACACGATGAGATCAAGCGTGGATATGATTACTTCTTTGCTAATAATCAGATCACTGGTTTCAAGTTGGATGCGGACGGGTATTATGTCAGGGACGAGGACGGGAAGTTAATAGCTTACCG